TGTTCCTGGCCGTTGCGGTCCAGGGGCCTTCCTCTTTTGGTGAGGGTAGTGGCCGGGCGGGTTGCGTGTGGGGTCAGGTCACGAGGCAGGTTCCATGCCGTTCTTCACAGTCAGAAAGGCTCTTTGGAGCCAAGAGGCTACGCGTTCTTCGTGGCCGTCGTCCTGGTTGCAGGAGTGCATTTCGTGCAGGATCGGGTGCATGAGCTCATGGACGATGACCTTTTCCAGCGTCTGGTCGTCCCAGCCGGCCACCTGGAGAAGATCCACGGAGATCACTGCCTCGGCGTACCTCCAGCTAGAGGAGGTAGCCATAGCGGTGTGGTCAGACTCTCCGTCGATGCGTCCGCGGTGCCAGCGCCACTCGATGTTCCACCAGCGCAGCCACAGGAGGGTGATCCACTGTTTGCCCATTGCGAGGACGCGGGCCTTCTGCTTCTCGAAGTCGGCGTCGTTCACTGGGCTGGGTCCGGCTGTGTGGCGACGCGGCAGCTCACGGGGGCATTGTCGGCTAGTGGTTTGCGGGTTGTCAAGGGGGACGTGTAGGATGGGGAGGTTCTATGGCATCGAGGGTAGACCGCCGGGGGTGGGAGGAGGAGGCGCACGCGTTATTTCGGGAGCGGGTGACGCCTGTGCGGTTTCGGGCGGTGGTGGATCGGCTATTGAAGTCGGCGGAGGAGGGGGAGCCGTGGGCGTGTCAGTTGGTTTTGGGGTATGTGATGGGGAAGCCGGTGGAGAGGCAGGAGCATGGTGTTGACGCTACCTTCCTGGGCTTCCTCGCGGAGTTACGGGGGTACCGGGCCGAGCTGGGGGCAGCGCCGGTTCATCTGGTCGAAGGTCGGGTACGTGCCGTTACCGGGGGGGCAGGAGGCGTTTCACCGGAGCGAGGCGAGGGAGAGGTTGGTAGCGGGGGGTGAGGGGGCGGGGAAGTCGTTGATTGGGGCGATGGAGTTGGTGGCCCGGCTGTTTTGGGGGGAGCGGTTCTGGGTCATTGGGCCGGACTACTGGCATTGCCGGCAGGAGTTCGAGTACGTACACGAGGCGGCGAAGGTCCTGGGGGCCGTGCAGGCGGTGAGCATGCCGGTCGAGGGGCAGTGTCGGCTGACGCTGAAGGGTGGCGTCGTGGTCGAGACCATGAGCTCGCAGGACGAGCGGCGTCTGGCGATGCAGGGGGTTGATGGGGCCCTGATGGTGGAGGCGGCGCAGCAGACGCTGGAGGCGTACTACCGGGCGCGGGGGCGGGTGGCCAGGACGCGGGGGTGGTTGGTCATGACGGGGGTGTTCGAGGGGTCATTGGGCTGGTACCCCGAGATGTTCCAGGCGTGGCAGAGCCCGGATGCCGCGGGGCGGAGCTTCTCGCTCCCTACCTGGGAGAACAGCCACCTGTATCCGGGCGGGCGGGGGGACCCGGAGATCCTGAAGCTTGAAGGCAGCATGACGCGGGAGCGGTTCATGGAGCGTCATGCTGGCGAGCCGAGTCCACCGGCGGGGCGTGTGGTGGCGGAGTTTTCGGCTCGCCAGAACGTGCGGGACGTGCAGGCGGTGGAAGGGCTGCCGGTCGAGGTGACGATTGACCCCGGGTACGCGGGGGCCTATGCGGTCGAGTTCGTGCAGACGGTGGACGGGCAGGTCAGAATCTTGGACGAGGTGTACGAGCAGGGCCTGGACACGTACCAGGTCATCCCGTTGGTCAAGAGGAAGCCGTTGTGGGAGCGGGTGAAGGGTGGGGTTTGCGACATCGCGGGGACCCAGCACCAGGCTCTGCCGCCGGTCGTGCATGTGTGGTATCGTGAGGCTGGCATCAAGTTGAGGACGAAGCGGGTGCTGGCCGACCCGGGGATCGAGCGGTTGAGGCAGTTCGCGCGGGTACAGGAACCGCGTGGCGAGCCGCGGCTGCTGGTGCATCCCCGGTGCAAGGCGTTCATCGCGGAGTGTGGCGGCGGGCCGCATCCTGTGCCGGGCATGGGGGTATGGCGCCGCAAGGTGGACAGGAGCGGGAACACGATTGGGCCGCCCATGGAGGAGAACAACCATGCCTGCAAGGCCCTGATCTATTATCTCGTGGATCGGTTCGGCTACGCCGTGCGCCAGCGGGACCGGCAGAGGCCGGCGGAATTCATCTTTGGCTGACGAAGAGCGGATCGTCCGCCTATACAACCGCCTGAAGCGGCAGTACGGCGACCTCCACCGCAAGATGGACGAGCTTGAGAAGATGCGGAATCTGGCGCACACGGTCGTCGTGCCCAAGCGGTTCCGCAAGACGACGAAGCAGGTCAAGACGCCCTACGTCCCCGACACGCTGCGGCGCCTGGTGGCGATCTTGACGGCGAATTACCCCGGCATCCTTGTGCCGCCCAGGGGCACCAGGGGGAAGGACACCGAAAACGCCAACGCCATGGAGAGGTGGACCGTGGGCTGCCTGCTCCAGCTCGAACGGCAACGGCGCCGGCGGGTCTGGCGCCAGTCGCTCGATGCGGCGATCGGTCTTTCCATGGGCGTTATGAAGCTGACTCATTGGCCGGACCCGTGGAAGCTCGACAGCTTCCTCAAGCAGGACGGCGAGAGCGAGACGGACTACTTCTCCCGCAAGGACAGCCTGAAACGCGGCCTGCGCATTCCACTGGACTGGACGGACGTGGACCCACGCTCCTTCTTCCCCGTCGAGGACGAGATGGGGCTGGCCGAGGTACTCCAGGTGACCGACCGCGATGTTGAAGGGGTGAGTCGTCGCTACCACGTCCCCCGGGAGGACCTGGTGGGGCCCGACCGCAACGGCACGGACTACAGCCCCAACGTGAAATTCGTCGAAGATTGGCAGCGCGATGAGGGCACGGTGACCTACTTGGCTCTGACCGGAGAGGCCCGCTACGGCCGCGGCCCGGCGCGCGTGCTCGACGTGGTCCATCACGACTACCCTCGCCTGCCCTACTTCCCATTCGACGGCCTGTCTACCTCCAGCCTCAAGCCAGAGTGGGCTCATCATGGCGTGGTCGAGCACATCATCCCCATGGTGGACATGGCCGACGAGTTCCTGACCGAGATGCGCGGCTGGGCACGCATGGGCTCCTACCCTATGCTCATCAACCAGAAGAGCGAAGGGAGCCTTACCGAGGGGGATGAGGATACCCCTGATAGCGAACGCACCGCCATCGAGTTCGAGGCCGGGACATCGATTGAGACGACGGGGAAGGTGTACTGGCTGGCGCCGCCGGAAATCGGCCGAGACATGAACCGCATGGTCGAGTTCGCCATCAAGACGATCAACGACTACGGTGGCATCGTGCCCGTGCTGCGGGGCATCGGTGGCTTCGACCAGCCAGGCTACGCCATCGCCCAGCTCACCACGGCCGCCAGGCAGGTGTTCGACCCGATTCTCGACAATGCCGTTCTGGCCCTGGAGGAGATGATCGGTTTCTTGTGGTGGCTGGTCGAGCACAAGATCAAGGAGCCCGTGCCCATCCTGGCTCAGGGAACCAAGCAGGGGCAGAAGAGGTGGCTCACGGTGGGGCCCGAGGAGATCGACGGGTACTACGTGGCCGAGGTGCAGATCGAGCCTCTGCAAGCGACGGACCTGATCGCCCTGGGGCAGTTCGGCCTGCAGCAGGTTCAGGGCAAGACCATGAGCCGGAGGCAGCACATCGAGCAGAATCTGCACGCCAATGCTGACGACGAGATGGAGGAGATCGAGTACGAGCGGCTGCTGGAGAGTCCCTACGTCCAGCAGGTGACCGACATGATTACGCTGAAAGAGGCGGGCCTGCTCGATGTGCTGGAAAGTCAGCAAGGTCAGGCGCCCATGCCTGCCGAAGGGGCGCAAGGTCAGGCGCCCATGCCCGGAACGCCCCCGCTCGCGCCGTCACCGGGCCTGGGTATGCCGCTGACACAGCCGACACCACCGCCCGGGCCTGGAGGGCGCGCCGCTGCCCTGCGGCCCGGCCGCGCCGCCGGCGTGCGCCGCCAGCCCCCGCGGGGCGTGCCAACGGAGATGTGATGCCTGACCAGAACGTCTACGAGCGCCGCGCAGCCAGGCTGATCGAGCACTTCGAGACCGTGCCCAAGCGCTTGGCACAACGTCTCATGGGCGGCGCCAGGCCGCCCTTCACCGTGCGCCTGTCGCAGGCCGAGGAGCTGGCGCGGCTGGGCCTGATGCCCGACGAGGCATGGAACAGCTTGCTGGCCGGGATGGGACCCGAGGCCCGCGAGGCGTTCCTGAAGCACGTCGGGATGCTGACCCGTCGGAAGGGAGGGACTAACAATGGTCATGCCGCGTGATCCTGCGGAGCAGGTCTACCGGGACCTTGTCGACGCCGGCGTTGACCCGCTCCAGGCTGCCATCATCGCCCAACGGGTGACGAGCCTCCCCGAGCTGGCGCAGACGGCGCAGCGGCTCAGTGGCCGACCGCCGGGGGCTGTCTCGGCCGGGCCCGGCCTGTACGAGGGCGTGCTGCCCAGCGGCGGCATCCAGCGCTACCGGCGCCAGCAGCCCGAGCTGGGCCAGGAGAGCTTTCCTCCCAACGTGCAACCCCTGGGCACGCCATACCGGCCAGCCCAGCAGCCTTCCCCGACCGACCTGGCCATGGATGAGGAGAAGCTGCTGGCGGCCCGGCTGGCCAACCGTCTGGCCCTCGCGCGCCTGGAGGGCGGCGGCGCAACGGGCGGCGGTCTCACCCAGGGCCAGGCACTGAACGCCCAAGTGCAACGCGAGAAGATGTTCCAGGATGCTCTCCAGAGCGTCATGAGCAACGAGCGGGGGCTGCTGCCGTACCAGGTGCCGGCGGGGCTGGATTTCTTCCCTGGGTACGAGCCGGGTGGGCTGGGCGCTACGTTGCTGTCTCGACTGGGCGCTCAGTATGACCCCGAGGTGTTCCGCCTCAGGCCGCAGGCCATGCCCGCGTTCGAGGCGGCAAAGAGAGGAGTGGGACTCTGATGGACGACCAGAACTTCGTAGCCCCAGAGGGGTCAGGGTTCGTTGTCTATGTCAACGGCGAGCGCAGGGGGTGGTACCAGTCGCAAGCTGATGCCGAGAACGCGTTCAATAACTTCATGTGGCCTGGCGGTGGCGGTGGCGGTGGCGGCGGTGGCGCCGGCGGTGGTGGTGCGGCCGGGGGACGGGGCTATCAGCCGGGGACAGACTTGTACCAGATGCTCAGCCAGCTCTACGGGCCAGCCATCGAGGAACGGCGCCAGAGGGAGCTGGAGCGCCAGTTCAACGAGAGGCTGGCCTTCGAGCGGGCCATGAACGAGTTCCGGCAGCAGCAGGAGCGGGCCGCGGCCGCCCGGGCCGAAGCGCAGATCACGGGGTACTTCGGCGGTGCCCCGACCCTCCAGCGCCAGCAGTACGCCTCCCAGCTGGCGGCCAACCCGCGCGACTATGCCGCATACTTCAACTTCACGCGCCCGGGGCAGCCCATCCCCGTGCCGGCGTTCGCGGCGCAGCTCGCGTCGGGGCAGAGTCTGGGGCGGCCTTCGGGGGTGCCGTTCAGGGTGGGTGCCGTTCAGGGTGGTGGTGGCATTCAGGGTGGTTGGCAGGAAACCCCGGGGCCGGTGACGCCCGGTGGTGGCATTCAGGGTGGTTGGCAGGAAACCCCGGGGCCGGTGACGCCCGGTGGTGGCATTCAGGGTGGTTGGCAGGAAACCCCGGGGCAGATGGCTGCCTCCTTCGGCCTGGCGCCGGGGCAGTTCACGCCGCGCAATCTGCGCATGATGACCCCGTCCGAGAGGGCCACGTCGGAAAGCCTGATCTCGGCTCAAGGCGAGGACCCGGCGGACTTCTATGCACGGGCGCAGCAGTTCTTCCCCTTCGGGCGCGTGAACCCGAGCGCGCGGTACACGAGCTACTAGCATGGTCTTGTTGAGTGCGCAGCCCAATGAGGAGCCGTTGCTGATTGACGACCGGCGGGTAAAGGTTGTGGAGATTACGCCTGTGACGCTGGTGGAGATATTCAAACCTGGCCGCCGCTGCTTCTTCATCATGAAACTCTGATGCCCAGGCCAGATCTCAAGAACAAGTATCCCATCGCCTACGTCGAGTGGAAGGATTCCGTGGGCTGGCAGGGCTGGCAGAGCACCGCTAACGTGATAAAAAGTGCCCCGGAGGAGGAGATGGACCACATCTCCTCGGGCTTTCTGGTGGAACGGACCGACCGTCACATAACGATCACGTCCAGTCAGTCGCTTGGCTTGCCCGATGAGAAGGTCGAGTCGCCCATGAAGATACCCGCAGGTGCGATCACGCGCCTTGTCATCCTGCGGGAGCCGTCGATCTGATGGCTCGCCGTGCCTTCGGCCTGGGCCTAGCTTTCGGCACACTCGGCATGATCCTGCTGGGCCTCGTCATCTGACGTGGCCTACCAGCCCTGGCGCGACCTGCCGCTGGACGAGTACCGCGCCTTCAAGATCGCCCAGGCGGCGGCGCTCGGCCCAGAGCTTACACCGGAGCCGACGGACCCCCGTGTGACCCCTGCCTGGCGCGCGGCCAAGAGGGCAGTCCTGGAGCAACCCCCGCCGGAGCCGAAACCCCCATCGTTCGACGCGTTCCAGCAGGCCCAGCGTGAAATGCTGGGCGGTGTCCTGCCCGGCGAGGAGTTGCCTCAGCCGCCGCCGGGCGCCGGACAAGGGCCTGGCGAGCTGGCCCCCCAGACATTCCCGCGTGAGGCACCGTTCTTTACTATCCCCGAGGAGCAAAGGCGGGGCGCGCTGGCCCGCCTCCCCGCTGCCCTGCCGGTGGGCGGATTGGCCACAATGCTGGCGTCGGAGTTCGCTGCGGCCGGCATCCGCGACGTGGCCGGCGGGCGGCTCAGTTTGGGGGAGGCCAGAATGCAACAGCAGGCCGAGGAGGCAGCGTCAGCCGAATGGCAGGCCGGCCTGGGCGCGGCCGCCGTTTTGCCCCTCCCGGTTGGTGCGGCGGCCGGCGCTCTGGCCCGCCCCGTCGGCAGGGCCCTGGCTCCTGTGGGTCGCCGCATAGGGCCAGAGCTCAGGCGGCTTGCCACCGAAGAGCTGGGTGCGGTAGGGCCGCGCCGGCCCAGGGCTGGCCCCCAGACCACGTCCGTGCCTGAGCAGGGCATCGCCCCCCGCGAGGCGCCACCGCCCCGAGTGGTGCCGCTCTACGAGATGACCCTCGACGAGCTCCGTGGTGCCCAGAAAGCAGCGGAGGCGCAGGAGCACACGGAGCTCGTCGCGATCATCGGCGACGAGACCGCTGCCCTCAAGTACACGCAGTTGGAGCGACGGGCGGACGTGTCCGACCGAGCGGGACGCGCGTTCGAACGACTCCAAGCTGAGCTGGGCCTAACACCTGAGCAGCTTGACCGGATAGACCAGAGGGGCCCCATCGTCACCTCTGCTGATGTGCATGGTTTCATTCGGCGCTTGGGTGACCTCGACTGGGGCTCACCAGAGGACCTCGGCCGCTCGTTGCGTTGGGCGATAACAGATGTCGGCCAGGAGACCGATCCAGCGCGCATGACACCGATGCAACAGCTCAGCTATGCCCAGATCCGGGAGGCCTACCGGGTATCTCACGAGTTGGGTTGGGACACATCTGTGGTCAGTGCATCGGCCATTGAGGCAGCAGCGGCTCGATTCACTGACCCTTCCG